CATTAAACTCAGTAATGATTTTCTCTTTAATATTTTTAGATATTTCATCTGAATCTACTTCTAAAGATATGGTTGAGTTTGTATCAGATACAATTGCTTCATTTGTTATTTCGGTAATTGCTGAATCAACTTCTGGATATAATGAAATATCTCTATATGTTAAGATTAGATTTTTAATATTATTAGTTGTTTGATCGAAATTAACAACTGTTCTTAAAGAACCATTACCTAATGTATCTGAACTTATGATCTCTACTTCAGTTTCTGCTTCTAAATTCGGAAGCTCTACTTTATTAGGAACATCAAGATTTAAGATTTCCTCATCTTTTGGAACAAATATCTTTCTAATATTATCGAATAAGCTCATTTATTATATCCTATGTTATTTCTTCTTTTGTGATTCTTTGAATTTTGATTTTATATTCTTGAATACAGTTGAGTCACTTTGACCTTTGAATCTCGGTAAAACTTTTTGTGCTACAGCATATGCGTCTTTATACTCTTCATCATCAGTTAAGTCAAATAATTTTATATTAGACTTAATATGAGATATTAAATATAATCTATAACAATATCTCGCTAATCCTAATGGTATTTTTCCTGCTTTGAATGCTTTTGCTACATCAGTATATTTTAATTTGCCTTTCTTTGAATGAAGATATTTTATAAATTGCAATCGTTGAGACCAATTTAGATAATGAATATTTAATCCAGCTAAATACTTAGAATCTCCACCTAAGATAAATACATTCGGCAACATATCAAAAACTGGGAGCTGAGCCTCATATTTTGGATTAGGATAATAAAATAATGAAATTGTCCCCAATTCAATCTTCCTTGACTTCTTAATAGTCTCATATTCACTCGAAGTGATTGTATCTATAAGTGATTTTACATCTTTTGGTAAACTACTCATATATTATTTATCATCTCTGGATTCATTCGATTTTGTATTATTTCCTATAATATAGCAAGTCTGATCACTTATATTACTCACATCATCATTCTCTTCATATTCTAATATCCAACCATTGGTAGATAGAAATTTTCCTAAAATTCTAATTTGCCCAGTATGTATTTTTCTATGACAAACCTGACAAAGCTTCGCTATATTATATGGTTTATTATTACCACCTTTCGATTTTGAAATTATGTGATGTCGATCTAATGAAAATAATTTTACATCACAAATTTCACAAATTTGTTTTAATGTATTTATCACTTAAAGATCTCTATCTGATAAAACTACGAAATCATATCCTCGTTGTTTTGCGAATTTCGTAGCCGCCCTCCATTTACTCTGGTTTGTAATCCAAGTTGCTACTTTATTATTATAAGATTCAGTCAAACGTTTTGGTTTCTTTGGAGGAATACTTTCAGAATAAGATTTTATTTCAATTAGTTTAACTTGTATATTACCTTGTTTATCTTTGAATTTCACGATTAAATCAACATAGTATTTTCTTTGCTTCTGTCTTGCTTCATCAAAGTAAGGTATAATTACTTTTTCAGAAGCAATAGAAATAACAGATGGCGATAAATCAAACAATGCGAAGAACTTTTGCTCGATTCCTGATCGGAATTGAATATTATTTGAATCAACCCATTTATGTTGATTCTTAGGAAAAAACTTTCCTCGTCGTGCTCCTTTATAGGTGTTCATTTAATCCTATTTCACTCAAAAATTTTTATTTTTCACTAAACTGGTACTTTACTATTACTTTGTGATTAAAACATTGAAAACGTCAATTTCTGTGGTTTCCCACTTCTTAACTAATTGAATTAATTAGACTATTTTCTGTAGAAAACCACTTTTAGTAATTAAAAACACAACCAGTACCTATTAATAACTTATAGTTTATCGAGATATCTAGTTTTAACTATGTCAGCGTACTCCATCTCATCGACGAATACACTACTAATCTTAGCCAGTGGATCAGGCTCTACATCAACTCTCAAGAGAGCATCAGGATTTGCCAGCATTTGGGTACAAGCTGGTAAATGTTTACCATCCAGTCGTTATATCGTAATCAATAATACTCCGAATATCAGTAAGTGCCTTAATTGCATCCTTGTGCATCCAGGCATTATCAACCACAGCCTGTTTGGTAGCTAAAATGTCCATAGCAATTTGCATCATAGTACCTGCTGGCACCTGCTGAATTACATCATCTTTTGTGCGATACTGCATAACTGTTTCAGGTGTACCAGCAATGAGACAAGCCATTGCACCTGCTGCTACGTTGGATAGATTCGTTCGGTCTGTTTCATCCCGGAATTGGATTGTTGCCATCCCGGATGGAAATGTTGCTTCGATGTCTGTATAGAGGTGTTGCTTGTGTAATGTGTCTACTTCAGCCAGTTTACTGTCCTTTGCTTCATCAACTGGAATATCCTCAACAGTATAGGTTATCACAGATTCAGTTTCACCCCTGACCAGATCATTGTTCTGGATAACTTTTTGGTACTCTGCAATTGCTGGTGTTATAACCCGGATTGGGTAAATGTTCTTTGGGATTATATTCTCTCCCGTGAACATCTTTGGTAGGGTTGAAGGATAAACTGCTTTCTTCACTTCAGAACTTGTTAGAATCAAGTCTGTATTTCTGTTATCATATCTCATATTTTTATTTCCTTATAAGTATTTAGAATGGGCTGCTTCGCATACCCTAAAGTTGCTTACGCAGAGTAACGACTGATAGCTCTAACATAATAGTTAGTGACCTTACCGGTGTAGCCCGGCTCCCCATCATCGAAGGTCTGCTCCCAAGCGAGGCCGGCAATGTGCTCGGAACTACTCCAATAGTAATTATCAATAAAACTTCCAGAACCCGCAGCCTCTAACGCAGCATGATTAGTATAAAGTAGATTTAATTCATCTTTAGATGGTAGATACCAATCACTGAACTCCCCAATAGTTAAGTCAACACAAAACTTCCCAGCTGGATGTAAACTAATTCCTGCTGTAACCATAGCTGCCGTATTGGCATATCCATCTGTTAGACTTGTAGTACCCGCTGTAGTTGTATTAGCCGTTTTCCATTGTAAAGTAGAACCTTGGCCAGCTATTGGAGCGCAAATTAAATAATACCCCCCAAGTTGCCCCATGTAGTAACCACCCTGAAACTCGTCTCCTATAGTAGTTGGGAGTACAATGCCACCACCACTACACATCATTAATTTATCTGCTAAAGTACCCATTATGACACATCCAATCCAGCAACAAAGCCGAGCCAAGTTGTGCCAGCGTCATTAGTAGTAAAGACTAAAACATCTAGTCCTGATGCTGTAAGTTCAGGAGCAGTAGCGTCAACCCAATCAACACCGCCAGGGTAATTAATTGTCTGTGATCCACCATTTGTCAAGAATAATGTAAAACTACCATTACTTCCACTTGCTGGCGGATTGCTGAATGTGAATGTTTCTTCACTGGTACTGACTGTTGCTGTTACTACATTTCCAGTCGTCAGGTCTATATCATCTGTACCACCACCAAGATCACCCAAGGCATTTACTGTTTCTGATACATCAATAAATTTGGGTCTGGTAAGAACTGAGTCTGCCATATCAATAGCAACGCCGTTAAACTTTGTAGGCGGTTTCACATAAAAAGTAGTTGTTGAAATTGCTATAACCTCAACAACTTCATCCCCTGCGCTCGCCGTATAAGTCACCCCACCCTGAACCGTGATATTCCCAGCATGAGTAAAAACCGTTGCCCCAGCACAAATCAAAGTCCTGGTTGATCCTGCCCTGTCCGCTGCTGGGAAATCGGTTATTGTTTCAGTTCCAGTGAAGTTAATCACGTTCCCGGCTGCTGCCCAGATTGCTGAGGTTGTGGCGTGGGAGGCTACTGTTGCGTATGATTCGTTTATGGCTTGTGCGTTTGTATCGAGATCACCGCCTAATTGAGGAGTTGTATCATCGCTTAATTCTGTATTTACGAATCTATTATCTAATTGTTTCATTATTATTTTGTCATCCTTTTCATTCTGGTGTTCATGTTGTTCATATTATTTATCAACTATAATATTCATATAACCTCTATATCGAGTAAATCATCTAAAGTTTTTGCTAATTTAACTTCATCTTCATATGAATGTTTTTTACCCATTGAAGTTGATATTGCTGTTTTATAAGCATTAGCATGACCAATTACTCTTATAACTAATTCTGATTTTTCCATTCCACGAATTAATGCTAAACTTGTTAATACAGGAGTTTCAGATGAAGGATCTATTTGGTAAGCTAATGCTTCTGCTTCTTGTGTTCCAAATGTATCTACTTCTTCCTGCATTACTCCTCCCTTTATTACATCAGTTTCAACCTTAAATAATTCATTTATCTCTTTTAATTTATTGGTTTTCGATGTTTCAAATTCTTTAGAAAGGAAAATAGTTTCTTGCTCTAACTTGGTTAAACCATCTTCGATATCTGAAAACTTATCTTTAATAATCCAAATTCTCGGTCTGGTATTTCCTGTTTTATTACCAATTCCACCATTTTGAATAATTTGGAGATTTGTGATGACTGGTTTTGTTGTTTCAACTATCTCAGTGAAATCGGTGATTACATCTTCTGATGTCCAGTTTCTTTTTAGGGAAATATTTGGTAATGTCTTCTGAACCCCTTTCCTGCTTAATTCTTTTGCTGTGCTTTCTTGGTAATATTTCATATTATTTTCCTTGTTTCCTTATTTCCTTGTTTCCTTATGCGTTAGGGTCTACGTCGCTACCACTATTTACTGTTCCGTTAACTGTGAAGTCACCGCCTGTGCCATTGTTCTTACCAAGGTCATCGGAGTCTTTCATTAACATTAATACTAATGGATCTGCGATATCACCATCTTCTATTTTTTGTTCAATGTCTGTGGGGTATCCAAAGGCGTCCACGAACAATAAACGATTTGCCTCGTATGAGAAGTCTATATATGCTGTGTTAAAGTATAAAAAACCTATATCTATATCACTTGCGTCAGTTGATCCTGTTTTAACGAGATGTATTGACGAATAGAGAGCACTTGAAAAATCAACTGTATCGTTAACGTAAGTGGCCCATGTTTGCCCAGGTGTTGCCACACCCTCGATAATTAATGCTCTGTTTGCAGAATTGGCTAAATCTACAGATACAAATACTGTGTACCAAGTATCAACGACTATTACTTCATTTGTAAAACTACCAAGAACTTCTTGAGCAGTAGAATAAGCCGTAGTATATATTCTACCATTACCATTAGAATTTACATTAAATAAAATATCACTATCCGCTGCGCCTTGTCGAATGGTAAATAACGGGCCATCACCAAGCATAGTATTCCTTTTGAAAGAACAAACAAAAGAAAAAACTTTGCTGTCTGATATACTTGGTGAACTATTATTTAACCAATCAACGGAAGGTGTAAAATTAGCACTCCTTGCCCAGAACTCACTTGCCCCTCTTGCACCTGTGAAAGGCCCAGAGTTAACCGTAAAGTCTCCACCAGAACCAAGGTTAGTTCCTGCATCGTCTGCACGAATCGGCAGGGCAATGATGGGTGTGATTCCTGTGTTCTCTATTACGTTCTTTACAGGGATTGGGAGGTTTGTTTCTGAGCCCCAGAAGGGGTTGTCTGTGGCAAGGTCTATGTAGGCTGTGTCGAAGTATACCTCACCGAGAGTACCCTCAAAAAGCGAGTTAAGTGGGATGTTTGCACCAATGCGTAACAAAGAGCTGGAAAAGTCAATACTATCGTCAATGAATACAGCAAACGCATCAATTGATAGCTTGGTGCCATTGAGGACAACAATTGATTTTGACTCATCTGCCATGTCCAGGGCCACTTGCAGACTGTTTGTTGTTAGTGGAGGCACTGATATGCTCGGAGTGTTATACGACATGATAGAACTAAACGCAGAATTATAGCCCCTCATAAAAAGGTACTGCGTAGGCCCATTGTCACCCCACTTCATCCAGAAAAAGTTGTTAGCACCATCACCTATAGAAATCACTGTCTCATCCAGAGTAGACTCTGCAACATTAAACGTGCAACTAAACGTGAACACCTTACTCGCTGTCGCACCTGTTAAAGCGCTCGACCTACTCAAATACTGACTCGTCCCATCAAACTCACTCGCCACACAATTATCCTGATTAGGCCCACGACCACTTGTAGCTACAGTTCCGTTTGCTACAAAGTCACCACCTGTTCCAGAGTTTTCGTGCCAAGTATCTGGAGATGACATAGGCATGTACATGATTGGGTTAAGGCTTGCAAGGGTTGCACTGTCTGCTGGCTTACCATCGTCTGTGATAAAAAGCCTACGGTTACTTTCGACTGATAAATCACGGTAGGTGTAATCGAGAAAAACCTGGGAGAGTCTGCCTTTAACTAATACAAGAGCGAAGGATGCAGTGCCAATAACGTGATAGCTTGCCGGAAATCCTAAAAATGAATCGGCTACAAAGGAGGTTATATTAGGAGTGTCTGCTATATCGTCAATATAAATACTACACCCGCCTTGATTATTCATGTCTATAGAAGTAAGAATATGTGTATATGTATTTTTTGCAAGTTCTACAGTGGAGGCAATATCTAACAATATTGTACCCCCCCACTTTCATTGATACTTGTACAGCACCAGAACCACCGACTTGTACATATATAAGCTCCGCTGAGGACGCATCACTACCGTAGACAAAAAGTTGACCACCTGTCCAATAAACCCAACAACTAAAAGTAAACGTCTTACTGTCAGTATTACCCACGAAATCACTCGACCTTGACAGGTAATCGTTCACGCCGTCGAGGTCTACTGACTCTGGTATAATTTCAGTTACTCCTCCAGCTACAGTCATTAATTTATTTGATAAACTCATTATTTCACATCCAATCCAGCAACAAACCCAATCCAGGTTGTTCCAGCATCATTAGTTGTAAAAACTATTACATCAATTCCAGCTGTTGTAAGTGTAGGAGCAGTTGCAGCAACCCAATCAACCGAAGTAGGCCATGTAATTGTTTGTGATCCCCCATTAGTTAGAAACAAACTAAAAGATCCATTTGAGCCTGTTATAGGAGGATTACTAAAAGTAAGTGTTTGAGCTGCTGTTGATACTGTTGCTGTTACTACATTACCTAAAGTTAAATCAATATCATCAGTTCCACCAGCTAAATCACCAATAGTGTTAAGTGTTTCTGAAACATCGAGAAACTTAGGTCTCTTTAATTCCTCATCTCCCATATTAATAGCAGTTGCATCTAATTCAGATGGGTATTTTAATTTTAATAAATCACTTATGTTCATTTTGATTCCTTATGATATCTTTAATGATATTTATTCCTCTTAGACGTGTTTTAATTAATAACTGGTACATTACTATTACTTTGTGATTAAAACATTGAAAACGTCATTTTCTACGATTTCCTGTTTCTTAACTAATTGATATTGTTAGATTATTTTCTGTGGAAACCCATTTTTAGTAATTAAACCACCATCACATACATTATATTATATATTAATTTCTTTAATATTAAAATTGAATTTTTCTTTTTGATATATGGATAGTCTTTCGAGTGCATGTTTCAAAGCATAGTTCTTTTTTCTTTTCCATTGGAGATTATCTACAATATCAATTACAATAGCTTCTTTCTTTGAATCAGCCTTTCTTAAAATTCGTCCGATACTTTGAAGTACTTTAATTTTAGATTTGAAATTCTGTCCAAATATTACAGCGTCTAGATTGGGAATATTAATTCCAACTGCGAAGGTTCCGAGTTTTTTCACAGCGAGGCGACAATTATCGTCGCCCCGCTTGGCTCCTTTATTTCTTTTGAAGTATATTTCATATTAATATTCCTTTAGAATTATTTGTTTATACAACGTCAATATTAATTTTCTCCTCACAAGTCATGTAGTCATGTAGTCATGAAGTTATGTAGTTTTATTTTGTAGAATCCAATTATCATCAACATCGTGTTCTGGTTTCAAGTCTTCAACTTTTATTGATAATTTATTTGATAGAAGTATATTTTCTCCTTCAAATAATTCTATAGTATATTTCCCAAACTTAAAAATAAATTGTTTTTTTTCGTTATTAATAGTTAATTTACGAACTTGTTCTCTTATCTCTGCTTTAGTAGCTCCAGCGATATAATAAACATTTCTACCAGTATTCCTCTCTAATAATTTATTATATAATAACTCACCATATTTTATATTCTTAAAGAGAATCAATACATTCTTATTTATCGTTTCAGCAGACTTAACAATAAAATTAGATCGTTCTTCTATTTGTTGCAATAAACCCATTTCATCATGATAAGATGATTTATACATCTGTCTCTTTATTTCATCTTTATAATGAAGAATAATAACTTTAATTTTAAGTTTAGAAAGAGTTCCATTATCAATTAGTTTTCTCGTAGTAGTTTCTTGATTAACTCTTCCAAATAATCCCTCTAATTGAATTCTATTTATCTTTTCATCATTGAGCGTACCTGCTACCCCAATTTTCATTGTAGCGTTTGTACAATTACCAATTATGTTTTGTAGCTGGATAGACGATTCGCAAGAAAAACAATTTGAAACAACACAATCCTCAACTATATAGTTATGATTATCTTGAACTTCTAAATTATAAACATTTTCATATTTATTTGGGATTGTTTTGATTGATTTAATCTTCATCTTAATTAATTCAGATTCTATGGTTAAATCTTCAGCTTTAATCCAACCTATATTAGTTAAAAATTTATGATTTGGAGTAAATTTCAATACTCTATCATCTTCTAATGTAATTTCAATTAAAATATCTGATTTAGATAAATTTTTATATAACTTAGTGACAGGTTTTAATTCATAATTATGAGTCGTTTCATTAAAAGACCATATTATATCACCTATTACAATATCTTTAATTTTTCTGTATCCATCTTCTGTTTTAACAAGAGCTGTAGAAATTGTGCATTCATCTACTAAGACACAGTCAAATTTCTGAAATAATTTCATATCTGTAATATGAGCCAAGCTCTGCCATGTACTGCAGGTGATGGGTTTTATATTCTTCTCTATCTTTTTTATTTTCATATTTTATTCCCAAGTCTAATTACTAAGTCTCTAAATGGTTTATTATCTAAGTCAATTAAGTAATTATGTATTTTCAGTTTAGAGTATCGATTTATTAATTTCAAGTAATAATCAAATTTCAATTCAATCCATTTATTATCTCTTTTAATTTCGTAATAATTCATACAAATTAAAACAGAATTTTCTCTTACAATATTTCAGTGTAAATTATACTCTATGGTTGGTAAATATAGTGGTTTTATTTACTAAAAATGGGTTTCCACAAAAAATAGTTCAATTAATTCAATTGGTTAAGAAACTGGAAATCACTGAAATTGACGGTTTTTTATTTTCTAGCAAGAACTGGTACATTAGTATTACTTTTAGATTAAACAGGCGCTAAGAGCTCAGTTTCAGAAATTATTATCTAACCAATCGTCGTCTATTTCATCTGTTTCTTTTAGATCTTCTATTGAAATATATTTCTTATTTTTCAGTTGAACCTTTGTTTTTTCTTTTATAATAATAACCTTATCGTCATCTAAAGTTATTCTATAATTATTCCAATCTCTTTCTTGTCCCGAATATATTGTAGTTATTTTATCTGAAATATCATAATCTAAATTCTCAGCATATTCTACAAAATCACCTTTCATTTGCTCTACTAAAGAAATAGTCGGTACAATTACAAGAACTTGTTTCTGTGAATCTTTCTTATTGATATCTAAAAACAATTGTGTTATCATATAAAGAATTAATGATTTCCCACTCGCAGTAGGAGATTTAATAACAAGTTTTTGTTGAGCAAATGATTTAATTACTCCATCAATTTGATAATCTCTCGGCTTGAATGGTAATAATAACTTCTTCTCAGCATAATCTATAATATTCTGTTCAGTTAATTTAACCGATGTCTTCTGAAATTCTATCTCAGTCTCTATATTGGTTTGTTCACAATAATGCTTTAATCTCGGAAATAATCCAATTGGAAGCTTTCCAGTTCTACGATCAAGTAAGCCAATTTTTCCCGACCATACTCCAGATTTATATTTCGGAGAAAATTGATAATTTGGAGTGAAGAATGATAGGTGTTCAGACACGTTCAAAATTTCATCGACATCTCCTTTAAGTTGAATATGAGACTCATCGAGCTTTTTAATCGATATCATGAATTATTTCTCTTCCTCTCCATTATTTAATAAAATATCTAATCAGTTCTATTCCTATTATATTTATCTAATCACAAACATTCCACTAAAACCCACCTGCTTGAAATTGCTGCCAACTAATAATGTTTTTGAGATCAAAACTTAGATTATTGACTTTTTTTACCGTTCTATCCAAAATGTCAACGAGGTCAATCAAAACCTCTACTTCAAAATTAAGCTGAGCATAATCATCATCACCTAATATATTAAATATAATCTCTTTCTGATTTAATATCTCAGATGAATTATCCCTAATCTTATAATATAACTTCTTGTACTCTATATTTAATTCCTTCTGCTTCCTATTTAATATAGTCTTGGTGTTGAAGAAATGCCTTAAATACTTTGCATGTAAACTCGATACTGAGAATAATTTCTGATCTAAGTTCTCTTGATTGATAGTGAGATCTGACTCTATTTCATCTAATAATTCATCCTTAGTCATCTTTAATTCCTTTTGTTTTTAGATAGATCTTTGCTTTAAATAGTTTACAGTAGTTTAATGTGGTTACATAACTTAATATTACTTGATATAACTAATTAATAAGCGAACTTGTTCGCTTAACATTTGACGCAGTCAAATTTATCTATATCATCATATTCAGTTGTATTATCATATTCAGTAATATCATCTATTCGTTTCACTCAAGTTTTTTAAACCGTTAAACAATTGTTTTTTATTGTTCTATTATAGCATATTTTTCGCTATTCTTAAGAAAGAATATTCACTTATCTTCTAAATTACTGATTTCATTGATTTTATATTTTCATTGAATATCATATATCACATAATATCATCAAATATAGTAAAATAATGACTTTTTTTGGTTGAATATAGAAACAAATATCTTCAATATTTGTGAGAGAACAAGTTCTCTCGATATTATCTATTTCATATTATGGTGAGGTTGTATTTATGATGGGATATTATGAGGTGATAAATATTATAGGAATAGATTGACGTTTAGGTTACTAAGAATAACCAGAGATACTAAGGCATGGTATCCCGCCAATCTACGTTACTATTTATCTAAAGGCGAAATCTAATGACATTAAAGCAAGAAGACGTAATCGATAGATTTAAGCTTGTTCATATTGATAGATATGATTATAGTTTAGTCGAATATACAGGGTATGGAAATAAGGTTAAAATTATTTGTCATATTCACGGAATTTTTGAGCAAAGTCCAGATAGTCATTTAAGAGGAGCTGGTTGTCCGAAATGTGCTGGTAGAAATAAAACAACAGAAGAATTGGTAATTGAATTTGTTAATGTTCATGGTGATAGGTATGATTATTCATTAGTTGAATATAAAGCCCGAAATGAAAAAGTTTCAATCATTTGTCATATTCACGGAATTTTTGAACAAAAACCTTATATTCATTTACAAGGTTGTGGTTGTCCTAAATGTGCTGGTTTGTACAAAACAACAGAAGAATTAATAAAAGAATTTAATTTAGTTCATAAAAATAAATATAATTACTCTTTAGTTGAATATAAAGGTTGTAATGAAAAAGTTTCAATCATTTGTTCTATACACGGTATATTTGAACAAAGTCCCACATCTCATTTATCTGGCAGGGGTTGCCCTAAATGTCCTAAAACATCATTTAATTTATTAGAATTTTATAGACATCACCCAAAAGGGCAGGAATTAGGTAATTATTATCAAATCAGATTATTTAATGAAAATGAATCGTTTTATAAAAGAGGAATTACTTGTAGAAGTATAACAGAAAGATTCTCTAAACTTAATCAATATGAATATGAAATAATCGATGATCTTACAATGACTAATTTAGAAACAGCAGAACAAGAATCGTTTGATGAAATTAGATATAAGTATTTAAGTTATAACCCACATATTAAATTTGATGGTTATAAAGAATGTTATACAGAGAAGATATTGATGGTAATGGATTATAATTTATGA